AGGCGGAATCGGCTTCGTTGAACAGTGCTTCCGAACCACTCTGTGAAGAGTAGCGTGAACGCATTGCGAAGATCAGTCCAGTAGGACCGCTCATTGGTTGAACACCAGCCAGATCATAAGCGACCAGGTTAGGCATTGCACGTCTGATCAGAGAGATCAGAACGGGGTCGAAACCAGCAACAGGGCCAGCAGCGTCAGCACCGCCACCGAAACCACCTGAACCACCAGCAGCGTTACCGCTGTTGGTTGGGGTTTCCATCAGGTTGATACCTGAATTAAATGCAGATTCCTCACGGAGGAACTTTTCTTGGTTCTCGAGCAGGACAGCGGTTACAGCTCTTCTGTGATTGTCCTTGATGGGATCAAGGCCTTCATAGTCGAGAAGTGGACTCCACTTTTCCTGCAGATGTTCTGATTGGAACATTTGCTTTTACCTCTTGTTTGTTTGAATTAATGTTAAGTTCAGGCTTTTCTGAATGCACCCAGTGATCTGAGATATGCATCCATGCTGTTTGAGACAGGCTCAACAGTTGTGTCTACACCCTCGGAGAGTGTTTGTGGGGCTTCAGATTTGGCAGCGGGAGCCTTGGAGAAGTATGACTCCTTCAGGGTTTCCAGCTTTTCACGATATTCGTCTTCACTTTCAAACTCAACACTTTCGGCAAGTGAAGCGAGCTTCTCTTTCTGAGTAGCAGCGAGGCCTTCAGAAATCTGATCAAGAATTGAATCGGCTGTGGACTCAGCGAGTCTCTTATTCAGTCCGATGTTCTTCTCAATCTGCTCATTGAGTTTTTCTTCCATATCATCAAGTTTTTCTACCATGCTCTCAAGTACATCATATTTGTCTTCAGGGATTGTTACATAATGTTCTTCAAAAAGACCCTTCATTCCAGCCAGGAATGATTCGGTCATCTCAGTCTTGAGACCATGCTCGATAGCCAGTTCATTCTCGGTCATCCACTCTTCGCAGACGTACTCAAGATAGCTATCAACTCTTTCTACCAAAGAAGTCTTCAGTGTTTCAACTTCTTCAGCCAGGGCAGCTTCGTATTGGGAAACCAACATTTCTTCGATTTCCTGAGCTTTGGAGTTCAGAGCGGCTTCAAAGATAACCTTTGCCTTTTCTCTGAATTCCTCGGAGAGTTCCTCACCACCCAAGAGAGCGTTGACATCTTCTTCGATGTCATACTCAGCTACTTCCTCTTCAACTTGCTCTTCAGCAACAACCTCTTGATCTTCCAGAACTTCCTCTTCGGTTTCTTCGCCGTAGGTGTTCTTCTTCGAGGTGTCGATAGGATCGCCAGCCTTAGCATTCTTGTTCACAACATCGTGAACAGTCTTGATCTTAGGCTCTTTGATCTTGGCCGAATCGTTAGTGGGGCTGTAATTTTCTGGGGTAGGTCCACCCAGGTCTTCGTAAGAAGCACTCTGACCAGGGGTTGTGAGGGACAGTTTGCCTTGAGCCTCAGCGGGCTTGGCATTTGCGTTCACAGCAGTTTTGGATTGCTCCATTTCTTGTAAATCTCCGCGAGACATTTGTAACTCCGATAAAGCTCTATACTTAATCTTTATTTATTTATAAATGCACACTTTACAAACTGTCCAGGAAGTTGTTGAACAGGTCCAACTTCTTCTCGTCCAGTTGTTTTTGTGTGACAAGAGTGTTGATTTGCTTGTATGTTTTCTTCGCAAGATTTTCACGAAGAATGCCACCATCCCAAACCCACTCTTTACCTTCCATGATTCCCTCAACAAAAGCGTCGGGAGCAGAAGGATCAGCTACGATGTCAGCAGCTGTTGAAAGCATGAAGTCATCGCCAACAACATTGACGCCTTCACGAGTTGGTCTCAGTGAACCAATACCTCTTGAAGAAACTCCAAGCTTTACACCTTCACCGATAAGTGACTCAGCGATCTTACCCATTGGGGTCGAAAGGATTTTTGCCTTACCGATAAAGTTAGAACCATTCTCCTTCAGGGAGACGATCTTGTGTGAAACACGGTCAAGGTTGACGGTTGGACCATCGGGGTGACCGAGTTCACCAAGTGCTCTTCCTGACTCGATGTGGTTTTCGGTGTATCTCTGGACTTCTCTTCTCAGAGTTTCCATTGGATACATTCTTCCGTTTCTGTTCTTGAGGTCACCTTGCAGGAAGATGCCTTCGATGAACATGGACTTCTTACCGTTCTTTTCTTCGATAATGAAGTCTACTGATTCGATTTCTTCTCTGATTAGTTTCATGGTGCCTCAGGAATCTTGAACTTGTTGAATAAAGGCTGTGCCTGTTCCAGAATTTGTTACCACAGAAACCTTGATTGATTTTCTCAAGGTTGCTGATACCCCATTGAACACAGTTGTTACAGATGCAGAATCATAGGAAACTACGCATCTTGTGTTGTAATAACCACCAACGTTAGAGGTGTTATTAATAGATGCAATCTGTTGGTGCTCAAAGTCCAGATCACTTTGTCCATCAACCGTCAGTGAAACATATTCACCAACAGCAAAAGGACAACCAGTTCCTTCGGGGAAGTCAATTGTCGTGGTTGCACCAGTGGTGATTCCAACAACTCTCTGTGACTGAACAGGACCGATACTGATTGTTTCGGGTTCCCCTGTTGTTACATAGTAATCAAGTGCAGTTGCAACTGGATCACCATCAACTTTGACGTGAACACCAGCCCCTTCACATGCAACACGAATTGCATCAGATTGCTGTGCAATTGGAATTGATGTTGAAGCGGTTCCGCTTGTTGAAAGTGTGGTGTTTACACCAACTGGTTTAAGGGCAGCCATTATTCAGATAACAATATTCTTATCTAGTTATTTATTCTTCTTCCGTTTCAGCATCCAGATCCACATCGGTTTCGAACTCAACAGGCTCTTCCGAATCGTCGAGATCTACGTCCTCTGCACCGTCATCAAATACGGAAGCAGCAACTTCGGGTCTGATTGCTTCAATCTTTTCGGCACTCTTTGCAAAAAGAATGTCTTTGATCTGATCACTGATTTGTGCTGATGAGGGATCATCTTGCACCAGCAAATCCATAAGGTCGTCCATCGCAGGCATAGTAAAAAAGAAAAATAATCTACTGTTTTATTTAGATCTCCCCACCAGGGGGTTTTTTGGTAGCACCAGGTGATTCTGGAGCTTCAGGTGCTTCTGGTTCTAGAGGTGCTCCGCCAGATCCCATTGCATCGGGAACTGCACCAGGTTGACCAGGTGCTTCACCTGGAAGTTCAGCAGGAGCATTTGGATCAGGAATCACACCTTCCTCAATCTCCTTCTCAATCAGATAATCCTGTTCGATAATTTCTTCATCAGTCTGACGAAGAATTTGTCTTCTGACATAATCCTGTGAATAGTACTTACCGATATAAGGTTCTGCTTGTGCAACCAGATCCAATCTACCTTGCATCAACTCAGCATCTTTGAGTTCAGCAAAGTGATTGTCATACAGGAAGTCATACTGAATGTGATCAGCCATGATCTCCCAATCTTCTGGAGTCACAATGTTCTTCAGAAGAAGTTGAGTTCTCAGCATGTCTTGGAACATCTGAGAGAATCTCTTTCTCAGTCTTCCAACAAACTTGGAAAACTTGACCTCATCTCTCAGGATTTCAGAAGAACGACCCAGTGAGAAACCACCTTCTCCTTCGATTCTGGTCTCAGGAACATTCAGTGCTCTGTAAAGTTTTCTTTGGAAGTACTGAATGTCGGTGATTTCACCAAGGTTCTGACCACCAGGAAGAGTTGTGATTTCAGTACCACGACCACCTTCACGTCTTGGAAGCCAGAAGTCTTCCATCATTGACATGAATTTCTTGTCGTCACGAATCTCACCAGTGTTGGCATCATAAACCAACTTGTTACGGTAACGCATCATGACATCACGAAGGTATTGTTCTGCCTTCATCTTTGGCAGATTACCAACGTCGATGTAGAAGATACGACGTTCTGGTGCTCTTGACAGACGATAAATGACGAGAGAATCCTCAATCATCATCAACTGGTTCAAAGGTTTGATTGCCTTGTGCATCCAAGACAAAGTTGTTCCCTTGTTTCTGTCAACCAAACCAGAAGTACAATAGGTGACAGAATCTCTTGTCATTCTGATTGCCTTAGTAGGCGCCGCGCTATAACCAGTATTGACTGGTCCGCCATCATAAGTACCTGGATTGTAGATAAAGTATTCTTCAATGTCAGGGAAGTTATAAGTTGCAGGGTTTGTTGAACCTGCTGTTCTTTCCAATGACTGAACGCTATCCTTTCCTTTCTTTTTCAGTTGACGCATGTAACGCATCTTGGATGCGTCAATGTACCTCAGTTCCAGAATACCATCCTGAGGTCTCTTTTGGTCAATGACTTTATTATAGTAAAGTCTTCCGTCGATATACCAGTTACGGAAGATTTCATGTGCTTTTTTATCAAAGTCAAGAAGTTCCAGGATGTATCTGAACTCTTCTCTGATTTTCTTTTTGATGTTATCGCTTGCTTTTAGGTTCGACAACTCGATTGCTACAGGAGTGTCGTTAGTATCAGCAACGATAGCTTCGTTGACAATATCTTCGATTGCACTATCGCACTCTGGGTAGAGTGACATAGAACGATAACGACGAATCAAATCGTTTTCGTTTTTATAAACACCTTCGATGTCTACATATGAACCAAAGAACCCCGAACTGACATAGTGTTCAGACCCATCCATATTATTGGGTGGGACTGGAGACACTACGCCAGGCGGAGTCTTATCGCCATCTTCAATTGAGAAACCAAATAATCTCGCAGCCATTACTAGAAACTAGACCCTTTTGTCTAGTTATTTATCACCTAATCAGAACCTCTCCAGCGTTACCGCCGTTGGACTGAAGTGAATCACCGATTGTGAAGTACTGAACCTGGAAGGTTACCTGGAAAGTCTCAACCGCATTAGTGTCATCGTAGTTCAGGTCGATGGCACTGATTTGGGTTGGGAAGATGTCATAGAACTTGTAAGTTCTCAGAATAGCAGACTCGCCACCATCGTTAGATGTTGCGAACTGAGTTGCTCCTCTTCCGAGTTGCTGAACATAAGCATCGGTCATATAAGAGGTTGGGTTGGAAACGCCAGTGGCATCATCCAACTTGCTCAGTACGTTTGCCCATCTTTCGAAGGCAGTTCTCAGTCTGAAGTCCTCATCGTTAATGATGGTGACAGTCCAAGGATCGAAGGTTCTGTCTCCAGCAACGTGGAGAGTTCTGCCTCTGAAGGGAACTGTTACATCACTAATGTTAGAAGCAGGCAGGTTTGCTGCCTTACAAAGGAATTTGAAAACACCGTTCTCGCCGTCATCTCCACTTCCCCAAGCATCAACAACGGATGCTGGGAACGAAGGAATCGAAACTTCGAACAGATTGGGGCGGGCCGCACCGCCCGCCAGTTTGGATTTGAATTGTGAGAGTGTTCTGGTCTCAGCCATTGTTAGGTCCTCCTATGTTTATGTAGTAATGATCAAACAGTTCCAACAACTTCTTCGAAGGCAACGCCAGTGCGGGTTGCGACGAAGGTCAAGGTGACGTAGTTGATAGACTTGGTTGGTTTCAGATAGATGTCTGCTCTGAACTCATTGTTGTCAATCACATCAGGAGTGTTATTGGTCTCATCACAAACAACCAAGAAGTCATAAACTCCTCTCTTCGCTTGAACGTCGCGGAGATAAGGTTCAACGATGTTGACGAAGTTGGATCTCGTGTTCACGTCGTTGAGTTCGAACAACTGAGCATTAGCGGCACCTTCCAGTGCTTGCTCAACCGTCAGGAACAGGCGACGAACGTTGATTCTGTCGAAGGCAGAAGCGTAACCCAGGGCAGTCTTATCACCGAAGAGGACAATTCCTGTTCCTCTCTGGTTGATGATTGAGTTGACTCTTGCTGGATACAGCAGGTCTCTCTGTGCCTTATTGGGGTTGTAAGCCAGTTTGATGGCATTGTTCAGAACACCTCTTTGCTGACCAGCAGGTGAGAACCAGGGATAAGCAAGGATGCCAGTTCTGACCATCAGACCAGCGGTGTCACCGTTACAAGGAATGTAACGGAACTCATTATTGAAGCGGTCATAAGTGTACTTATAACCAGTGTCAAACACTGCGTAAGAAGAACTTGACAGAGGAGCGAAGAACTTCAGCAGGTTGTTGGTTTGCGTTGTCGAGTTGGTAACGTTGACAACGTTTGCTCTGTGTGGAGAAACAGTGGCAACACAGTCCTTTCTTGCTTCAGCAAGTGAGATAACGTAGTTTGCCTTTGCCTGTGACTCAGATTCCTCTGAAAGACCAGGACCCATCATGATGTAATCGACTTCGATTTCGTCTTTGTTATCGAAGTATCCGTAACCCGTTACCAGGTCACCCAGAGTGGATTCCATACCACCACCTGCTTGGTAGTCAACACCACCGCCGAGGGTGTAACTTACGTTACCAATTGCACTGTATCTAACGTCCTGTGCTTCCTGACCCCAAAGACCTTCGGAATCTGTGTAAGCAACGAAGTCGGTCGAGAAACCAGTTGCCAGAGGAGCAGTTCCCCAATAAGCGTCATCAGCGTTGGATGGGTTGTAACCAGCCCAGATGTACTCAGACCCATTGGCAATGTAGTCCTTGTAGTAGGTCTTAGTAGGAGCGTCGCCATCGGCAGAAGCATCAAGTGCTTTCGACAGGTTCAGGTGTCTCTCAAGGACGTTTCCTTGGATGCCTGTGATGCTTCCAGTGTCATCGACGACAACAACGTGGAGACCGTCACCACCACCATTTCTGCTGGATGAATAGTTGCTGCTTACAGGACGTGGAGCAAGCGACTTCCAGTAGACTGTGGAGTTGGTCAGACCCAATGTCTGCTCATCATACCAGTCAAGGATGGTGGAAGCACTTGAGGTTCCAGTCGTGATGCCTGAACTGTTAACGAAGTTCAGTGTATCACTTGCTTCGAAGGCAGCAGCAGGGTTGCTCTGTTGGTAATCCAGCAGATAAGTTGTTCCAGCGGATGAAACACGAGCAACAACCTTAACTTCGATAGTGGAGTTAGAGTTGGTTGCGTCCGTTGTAACACCAGTAATGATTCCTTTCAGATATCCATTGAACTCAGTGGTCGTTCCAGCGCCAGGAAGGATAACGCTTGAGAGTGCTGAAGTAACACCGTTACCAACAACAGCACCAATGGCACTTGGGTTGGTTGTGGCAATGCCGATGATTTGGTCGGCAGCGTTATCGATGAAGCAAACCTTCATCGTGGTTCCCCAGGAACCAGGGTTTCTAGCAGCGTAGTAGAAGGTTGTATCAGTTCTATGATTCTCTTCGTAATCGTCGTAGTTGTCGATTCTCAGCGATGCTGTCGAAGCGATACCAACACCAGCGTTAGCGTTAGCCAGTGAACCGCCGCCAACACGAACGACTTTCAGAACACCACCATAGGACAGGAATTCCGAACCTGTCATCCAGTATTCATATTGACGGTCAGTTGAAAGAGGCTGTCCGAAAGTATTGATGTACTGCTGTTGAGTATTGATCTGAATTGGTTCGTTTACAGGACCAATTGAGAAGGGACCAGCAAGGGCACCAATATTATCGAGAACGTTTTCGGCTCTTCCGACTGTAAGGTCAACTTCCCTGATGAGTACACCAGGAGATAATTGAGGAGTCGCCATGTTTTTCTCCCTAAAATTGTCTCAGTTTATCTGATAATATTTAGAGATTTAGGTGTTTTGAGGGGGGAAACTGGTGGTGAACTGACCTACCAGTCAGGATATGACCAATCTGCAAATGGATCTTTCTTTTTTCTTCTCTCAACTATTCTCCTAATGGTACACACCTTGCATTCATAAGAATAAGCAGATGCATTCTGACCCTTTGTTTTTCTTGTCTTATAGAACCCATCAATGAGGTTTTTGACTTCACCACAGTTGCGACATTTTCTATCACTGAGGAATAAGTGATTCAGAGATAACTGGTCATCAAGGTCCATCAATACTTACCCCAGAGTTCCCATCCCCCTGCTGCTACTCCATACTCATCAAACGCATCAGACTTGGAAGCATACCATCTGTCGCC